GCGCATACTCATGCTTTTGGAATGGCTCAATATGGACAGGCAAAAATATATGAGCAAGGCAGTTTGTGTGTAGAACAAGAATACTCTATGAACGGCGGACTTGGAAGGCCACAAGCGCAAGGTTTCTTTTACCAAATTCAAGATGAAGAAGGTAATTTTATTTATGAAGAAAGTAAACTTGTGTCAGTCGGATGAAATAAAATTTAGGGTAATTTTAAATCCAGCAATTGCAAGAAAACTGTTGCAGATGGGCAGTCCTATTTTAGATATTAAACCAAACAAAAACAATAAAACAGAAACGGTGTTTATTTTTGAAGACACTGAAAAATTAAGGGAAGATATGTCTTTGATTTAAACATGTTTAAAAGATGCGAAAAGAGGTAATATGACTATATCTGGCATATATTGTATTGAAAATATGAATAACAATAAAAAGTACATTGGGAAAAGCATTGACGTAAAGAAAAGATGGCAACAACATAGGAGAGATCTAAAAAAAAGAAAACATAGAAATATTCATTTGCAAAATTCTTGGGATTTATATGGCGAAGATTCTTTTAATTTTTATATTTTGGAAAAATGTGAACCTGAAGATTTATTTTTGGAAGAATTATATTGTATAAAAATTTTTAAAACGACTAATGATAAATTTGGATATAACATGACAGGAAGTTCACAAAATGAAATTGATTATAATGAATCCTATTTAGAAACTATGCGAAACGTTCAGAAGGCAAGGCCTATTTATCAGATTTCGTTAGACGGGGATATTATAAAATATTGGGAACATGGATGCAGACATGCTTCAAAAGTATTAAATATTATGTTTTCCAATATATATTCCTGTTGCGTCGGCAAAATGTCTACTGCATATAATTATATCTGGGTATTTGAAGAAGACTATTCTGAAAAAAACATATTGGAAAGATTAAAAAATATGAAGAACCAGTCAATTGTACAACTTACCATAGATTATAAATATATTAAAACATGGGACTCGTTGCTTTCTGCGGCAAATGGCAATAATCTCGATCCAAGTTCCATTGCAAAAACATGTAATCATATTTATGCAACGACTGGACGATATAGATGGGAATATGAATATAATTATAAAAACAACGCATTGAACAAAAAATTGCCAAAAGTTATAGAGCGAGAAGTTGTACAATTAGACATGAATTTAAATGTAATAAAAGTATGGCCAAAAATAGCAGGAATTCATATGCAACTTGGAAAAGAAAAAGACAATGGGGGAATTAAAGCTTGTTGCGAAGGTAAAAAGAAAAGCACATATGGATATAAATGGATGTACTATGATGAATATAAAAATAAAATAGAAGGAAGTATAACTGATGGATGATCTTAATATTTTTGCACCAAACAGCGCCAAGATGGAAATGCGTTTATCAAGCGCAATTAAACGAAGACATATTATTTTAGATGATGCAGTTGACGAGGATTCAATCTTTGAAGTTTGCTTTCATTTAAATCGAATCATTGAATTAGACGAGAGGACAGGCGAAAAAAAGCCCGTATTTATCGAAATTTCTTCTTATGGGGGATTTGTGTACTCTGGCCTAAAGATGGTGTCTTTGCTCGAACATATGATTGATATTGGATATGAAATCATTATTACCGTTACTGGTTATGCAATGTCAATGGGGCAAAGTATTGCTTTGACTGGGACTAAACGGAGAGCATATCGACACGCTAGGTTCATGGTGCATGCGATTACAAGTGGAACTTGGGATAGCCTTCAAGGGATGCAAGATGATTTAGAAGAAACAGAATATCTGTGGAAGGAACTGAAAGAGCATATCAAGAAGTATTCCAAAATCACAGAAGAACAACTTGAATTTTACAAGGAACGGAAAAAAGACTGGTATTTCAGCGCACAAGAAGCACTTGAACTTGGCGTAATCGACGAAATCCTGTAAGGAGTAGAATAGAATGGAAGAAAAAGATATCCAGATGAATGAAATGGAATTGGAAGATGCGGATTGTGATTGCGGAATTGGTATTTCAAGCGCCGAAGAATTGGCAATGATGATGACCGTTCCACTTTGCAAAGAGTGTTTGGAAGATTGTTGCTATGACGTTGAGAAGTTTCAAGCAGGAGTAGATGAATATTCTAATGTTGCCGGTAAAATTACTGCGTTGCTAAATGCCGGCCTGACTCCTGAACTTGCCTTGGGATATATTGTAAATATGGAAACGGCAATCATGACAAAAGAAATGAATATTGAAATGGCAAAACATGGCGCAATTGCCAAAGATAAATCAGAAATGTAAGAATGAAATGTCCGTTTTATTAACAAAGATGAGCGTCACGGGTGGGCGCTCCGTATTTGCCTTGTGGTTGTGATGCTTGCATACGCGCCTTCCAAGCGTTGTGGAGTGGGTTGAAATCCCACACGAGGCTCCATTAAAATCAAAATTTCATTATATATTCAGAGGATGGCGTTTGCTGTCCTCTTTTTATTTAGAATAGAAAGGGAGTGAATCATTTGCCGAAGAGAAGCCTGAATCGAAGAACGACACAGACAGCGGTTACATCGAAGCCGAAGCAACCAAAGCCGGAAACGGTTCAGAAAGAACAGTCGGCGTCTGAACTTGAAATAGTTAGACAAGACGTAATCAAGATGGTTGGATATGATGTTTTTGGAAGCGCAACAAAAGATGACCAAAAATATTTATACAATGATTTGATTTCATATTTAGACGAAGAAACACTTGAAGATAGTTTCAAATTGTCGGTTGTAATTCAGATTGTTCAAAACAATAATCAGATTCGGAAAATCGATGATGCAATTTCAAACGGCGACTTAAAAACAGATCCAAAATTGATTCGTGATTTATCTGAGATAAAACAAAAGATTGTTTCAAACAATGATAAGTTAGCGAAGGAAAATGCGATTTCTGTAAAGAATCGTGGAGATAAGTCTGCCGGGCGGTCAACTTTAACATATATGCTCAAACAGTATAGAGAGTTAAATTTTGACGATGCAGAAGTTGATTATTATGATCAATTAAAAGCATATGGCATGAAGGTTTGCGCAGATATTTCAAATAAAAGTTTGCTCGATCAACTTAGTTTTGACGAAAATGATTATATTGACATAATTAATACGCAAAGAGAATTGGTTCAAGAACACTCGGAAAGAATCGCCGATTTAGAAGAAGAAAATAGAATTCTTCATAAGAAAATTCAGGAACTTGAACTACAGCAAAAAGAAGTGGGTGATTAAATGGCTAGAAATAAGATGGCTTTAAGCACCCGCAAATATAGGTTATACGAGCAAAACGCAAGGCTTATTAAGTTTTTAAGAAGAAACCCGGTGATGGCGTGTGAAATTCTTCTTGGAATAAAGTTGCTTGACTATCAAAAATATATTCTTAATCAAAGTTGGAATGCTCCATACTCATTATGGTGCTGTTCGAGAAATAGTGGAAAAAGTTTTTTGGGCAGTATTTTGATACTTTTAAAGGCTCTTTTATATGAAAATCAGGCTATTTATATTATTTCATCGGTTGGTTCTCAGGCGCAAGAAACATTTTCAAAAATAGAAGAAATAATTTTGAGGATAGGGAAAACGTCAAGTTCGATTGCTTCATTAAAAGATATTGCCGCAGGAGAAACAGTAAAGTCTCCGGCATGTCGAACCGGGTTTGTTCATGCTCAAACTGGATTCAGAGTTGAGTTTTATAATGGAAGCGAAATAATGACACTAAATGGGAATCCAGACAATAACCGCTCAAAAAGATCAACTTTGGTTTTTTTTGATGAGGCGGGGTTTTCATCTGATGAATTAATTTCAATTTCAGAAGCCTTTGCAACACAGGATTCAAACTTTATTACGTCTACCAGCCAAGATTTTAATGTTAAAACATTACGCAAAAAATGCCCGACACAACTTATTTATGCTTCTTCTGCAAGCGATGTTGATACTACCTTTTGGCGGAAATATAAAGATTTTGCTAAAAGAATGATTGCGGGAGACACCCGATATTTTGCCTGTGATATTCCATGTGATATTCCGATAGAACCAATTATGGACGGAGAACCACATCCCCCATTATTGCAGAAATCAAAAGTTGACTCTGCGATGAGAGCAAATAAAGAAAAAGCATTGCGTGAATATTATAATAAATTTCAAAAGGATTTTGGCGAAAATCAAGTTGTGAAATGGAGCATGATTCGTAGAAATGAAACATTGCTTTTGCCGGAACTTGAAGCACTTCCGGGATGTAAATATGCAATTGCGTTTGATCCCGCACGTTCTATGGACAATAGTATTCTTGGTGTAATGAGAATTATAGAAGATAAAAATATTGGGTTTTATGGGGAGATTGTCAACTGTACGAATTTTGTTGAAATCGGTAATAAAAAAGGCTATAAAATGTCTTCTCCAGAACAAATTAAGGCATTAAAAGAGTCTATCGTCGCTTATAATGGGCATGCTCCTGATTATCAAAATATTTATGTTGTTTTAATTGATAGCGGGGCTGGTGGTGGCGGCATTTCTGCGTATGCAGACAATATGCTTGATCAGTGGACTGATAAAAAAGGACTCAGCCATAAAGGATTTTTGGATACAACATATGAAGCATATGCCGAATATGGCCCTAAATATCCTCATGCAAGTGATGTGTTAAAATTGATTGTTCCACAGAGGATGAGAACAGTCATGTTTGATGAACTGGTTGAATTAATGCAACTTGATCTTATTGAGTTTACAAAAGAATACGATGGACGTGGATTTATTCCTATTCAAGAAGAAAAAGATGGCGTTGTTACAATAAAAAATCGGCCTCTTTCTATTGAAGAAGAAGTTGCCTTGATGAATATTGATCTTATGAAAACAGAAATAACTTCAATATTCAAATTTGAAAATCCAGAAAAAACTTCAAAGAGGTATGCTTTACCAAAAGACAAGGAAAGGCAAATGCATGACGATCGCGCGTTCGTGCTGGCAATGCTTGGGCATTACTTATATCAAATGAGACATGATGATGTCTTAAAAAGAAGTGGCAAACAACGAGTCGTTAACTGGATGGACTTCGTTATGTATTAGAAAGGAGGCGAATTGATTGGATGAACAAAAAAAGAAGCCAGTATTAGAAGACTTTTGCATACCTCGGGCATACGCCAAAAGCGCAATATTCCCATTATGGCAATCATCTTCTCGTACCTCCACTTCTTATACGAACGAACAAATCACAAATTTGCTCAAAGACCCATACGCAAGTTATAAAAAACTACGTGACGTGTCAAACTGGCTTTTTGCGAATAGCCCATCATACGGGAACATAGTCGATTATCTATCACACTTGCTTTCGTTTGATTATGTCGTTTATCCGGCAGAAGTCAAAAAAAACAAGACTACAATAAAAGACAGATTTCAAGAGGCGGCGAAACTGATTCGTGACGCTTCGGTAAAGGAAATCTATCCTGAAATGTTGAAGCGCACGATTGTAAATGGTTCGACATACTGGTATGACTTGGGAGACAAGACAAACACGATTTATGTGGAAATTGATTCTTCCATCTGCCAACTTGCAATGGTGGACGATGATAATATTTGGCGTTTTTACATCGACTTGGCAATGATTAAGGCCGATCAATATTATGAGATGCCGGAAGAAATTCGAAACGCTTATAATGATTGGGTTGATGGCGGTAGAAAGAAAAACAAAGAAGAACGCGAAATTGAAGGCACAAAGATTGCTATTCAAAACAACCTTTATTTGGTTGGCAAACGCGGCTTTTGTTTGACTTCGCACATTGAAAAGATGCGCAATGATTATCCGCTACTTGCGCCTTTGTTTAAGGATTTCAATACCCACGAAGAAAATAAAACGTACTTGAACGACACTTTGAAGGCAGAAGTAATTAAGATTGTGCATTTGAAAGTTCCGGTTGATGAAAATGGCGTTCCTCTAATGGATAAGGACATTATCCAAGCATATCACGATTCGGCAAAAGAACATCTTCCTGCCAATGTTGCGCCTATGACTAACCCATTCGAAGTCAGCGGGATTTCGTTAGATAAATCACAATCTAACCAAACCAACCTTGTCGAACATTCCCAAACCGTAATTTCCAACGACAGTGGCATTTCGACAACCGTCTTTTCCACGGAAACGACAAACGGACTTTCCTACTCCACGGCAAAAGATGTTGCAAAAATGTTACCGTATTATTATTACTTTACAAACATCGCTAACTACAAAATCAAAGCGCAGAAAATGCAAGTGAAATTCCTGCCACATAGTTTCCACCAACGTTTAGACCAACACAAAACATATGCGGCTGACTTGCCATTAGGTGGTTCCCGTATGCTTTGGGTTGCTACATCTGGCTTGGAAATCTATGACGCAATGAAAGTTCTTGAATTTGAGCAGGAAATTAACATTGACGAACTGCTTCCCGTAAAAGCAAGCGCGGCGCAAATGAGTGGCGACGAAACTGGAAGGCCTCAAAAGGAAGAAGCTGAAAAAGCAGACTCCACAATTAAAACAGAACAAGCATAATAGAATAGAAGGAAGTGATTTTTTGTGAAATGGATTTTAACACTGTCAGACGAAATGACAGAATTGTATAAACAAAAAGGATTCAAACAAATAGGGACTACAACAATTGGCGGAATGCAGATTCCTATTTTTGAAAATCAAAAAGGTATTGAATTGGACTCATACATGAAATACGGAGCAGTTCATTGGACAAACCGTATTACTAGTATGGACAGACTTGGAAAGGAGGAACAGGCTATTGGAGGCGAAGATTCTTAATGGTAAATGCAAATTTGAAGTAGATGAATCTTTTGATAATGAAAGATTTATGAAAGTCAGCATTATGGTTATGCATTCCGGTGCAAATTATAATGGTAGCACTTTTAGTTTGTCTGCGATTGAAAATGCAAAGGATTCACTTGCTAATATTCCGATTCTTGCAAACGTTGTTGAAGATGAAGATGGGAACTTAGATTTTGGTGCTCACGATATGACTCTTGAAGAAAATAAACTTGGAGATGGTTACAAGTTTATCTATCTTGAAAAGGTTGTAGGCGTGATTCCTGAAACTAATAATCATGAACTTGTTGAAAAGGAAGGCAAAACATACGTAAAATGCGAGGGCTTCATTCATAGGGGGTACTCGAATTATGTTGAAGATCTTTTAGAAAAGCAGGATTCATATAGTGTTAGTATGGAAATTCTTGTTGATGATTATGAAATTAATTCTAAAAATTTATTTGATATCAAATCTTATAGATACTGCGGTATAACCTTGCTCGGGACGGAAATCCTGCCCGGTATGAAGGGTGCAAATCTGGAAGTACAAAAATTTGATTTAGATAAAACGAACGAAACGGTTTCTCAATATGCTCAAGAATTAAAATTGATTTTTGAAGCGCAAAACAAACAAGAGGAATTTGCCG